GCCAGTATGGATTATGCCTACAGGTGCAAGAGAAGAAGAGCAAACGGCAACTGCTGGATCTGTGGCACAAAAAGCATTTCAAAGAGGATATAATGTTGCGGCAAGAGTACATGTTTATCTATTTGGTAATGCAATCGGAACGTAAGAAAGGAAAGATATGAACTGGGAAAAAATAAAACAAACACTTGGTGTTACTCCTAAAATAGTTGAAGAACCCAAGAAACTATCTCCAGAAGAAGAACGTAAGGCAGTGATGGCTAAAGAAAAAGAAGAAGCTACTGCTAAAGGTGAACCTTGGGTAGGTGTATTAGATACTAAGGTAAATCCTGAAAATATTAGAAACGGATTTTTTGAACTTGATTGGAACAATGAATTTGTTGAAAAGCTAATGGATGCAGGATATTCTGGAGAAACTGCTGAAGAAGTTGTAGATGGTTGGTTTAAAACAATAGCTAGACAGATATTGGAAGATGAAGGACTTGACACAGACAGAAATTCAGGGTATATTAATACTAGTAAACTTGATAAAGACAAAAGTGAAGTAAAATGACATATATCTTAGTAGACACGGCAAATACATTTTTTAGAGCAAGACATGTAGTTAGAGGTGACTTGGACACTAAAATTGGAATGGCTTTTCATATTACATTAGGTAGCATAAGAAAAGCATGGCATGACTTTGAAGGTGCCCATGTTGTGTTCTGCTTGGAAGGACGTAGTTGGCGTAAAGACTATTATGAGCCTTACAAAAGAAATAGAAGTGATGCTCGTGCGGCACAGACTGAAAAACAACAAGAAGAAGACAAAGTATTCTGGGAAATGTTTGATGAGTGGAAAGACTTTGTTACAAATAAAACAAATTGTAGTGTTCTACATCATCCTCATTTAGAAGCAGATGATCTTATTGCAGGTTGGGTACAAGCACACCCTAATGATAATCATGTCATCATATCAACCGATGGTGACTTTGCACAACTAATTGCACCTAATGTGAAACAATACAATGGTGTAAGCAATACTATCATTACACACGAAGGTTACTTTGACGATAAAAAGAAAACCCCTGTAATAGATAAAAAAACAGGGCAACCTAAACTTGCACCTAATCCTGAGTTTATGTTATTTGAAAAGTGTATGCGAGGCGACACAAGCGATAACGTATTCAGTGCATATCCAGGTGTAAGAACAAAAGGCACAAAAAACAAGGTTGGCTTGATAGAAGCATTTGAAGATAAAGAGTCAAAAGGATTTAATTGGAATAACATGATGTTGCAAAGATGGGTAGATCATGAAGGTAATGAACATAGAGTACTAGATGACTATAAGAGAAATGTAGTATTATGTGATTTATCTGCACAACCTGGCAACATAAGATCTATAATAAATGATGTAATTGAAGATGCAATGGAACCTAAAAAGGTTTCACAGGTAGGATTACACTTAATGAAATTCTGTGCAAAACACGATATGCAGAGAATTGCAGACAATGTTCAACAGTATGCGGAGGCACTTAACGCCAAGTATGCATAAAGGAGGCAAAATGCAAATAAAAGCAAAACCAATACTTAAAAATAAGTTTTGGATCATTGAATCAGGCGGAGAGAGAATTGGTACTCTTTCTAAACAAGAAGATAAAAGATACATGTATAGTTGTGCAACTGGTACAGAATATTTTGCTGATACAAAATCTTTCAATAGTTTTATAGGTGGAGTAAGTTGGGATAAGGCTTCGATTACAGATGGGACAATTTTAAATAAAGAAATACATGGTTTTTCTACTTCTACAACACCTTATAATGTAATGTACAATGTACAAAAGAAATTGCCGTTGTTTACAAAGAGCAAGAAATCAAAAAGTTTATATTGTGCAGGTTACTACATAATAAGATTCGATAAAGGATGGGTTAGAAGTTTTTGTCCTAAATTAGTAACACTAGAAAAATATCCTTTTAAAGGACCTTTTAAAACAGAATTTACAATGAGGCAGGAGTTATCAGATGCAAACAAAAGATCCGATTAACACTATTCCTATCCAACAATTTATCCAGCAAGTAAAGACAGCAGATGCAGGTAATATTAAAGAAATAAAGATTCCAACTGCACAGGCTAAAGCACTAATGTTTTCCTTATCCACAGTAATGGCTAACCAGGCAGGAAGACTAGAACAATTAATAGTAGATAATAAATCTAGTGGCGACGAAACTGTTACAATAAACATGGACGGTGGTAGTAGTTGGAAGTAAAACACTAGTTTAACTTACAAAAAGAGATAAATATATGTGTAGTTAATAAAAGGATTACACATATGAGCAGACCAAAGCCAACAGTAATTTTAGAAAATGTAGACAAGGCAACCTATAAGTGCGAACAGGTGTTAAAAGCTGAAGCAATATGGGCCGTATTTTATCAAGAAGCACCATTTAATCTTAAAACGTCAAATGCAATTACACAATACCCAGGACCGAAATATAAAAAAGTTTCATTTTCAAATCCAGGACATGCACATAATCTAGCAAAGAAATTAAACGAAATGTTTAAAACAAAAGACTTTGCAGTTTTTAAATTGACACAAGGTGAATTGGTGCATGATGAATGAACTGGAAAGAAACATATACTAAAATCTTCCTAAAACAATCTAATATTGCAATAAGTGAAGCAACATTAAAACAATATATGCCTCTCTGGTGGCAAAATACTAGAGATAAATCCGAAGGGGGATTACGACTTACTGATATAGGTTATGACTTTTGCATAGAAAAATTAGACTTGCAATTTTATGAAGTTCCTTTTCCTAGAGATTTGGTAATGACTACCCAAACTATAATATTTTTGGACAAGTTCATCAATTGTCCATACTACCTTACTCCAAGAGGTATACATGTAACGGACGAAAAGAAGTCAATGGAACTGCATCTTTTTTCCGGTGATCTTAGAAAATATGGTTTAATTAAAGCAATAGAACGCCAAAAAAAATAATATTTTGGTAAAAAAGAGGTTGACTTATGTTCAAGAGATGCTATACTGTATACATAGTTAGAAATTAGGCACTGACAACTAAAAGGAGTACAACATGGCAGATAATATAGCACTAAGAACTGTAAGCCCGAATCAAGCTAAAAATAGCATTCGTAGGGCATTCAAGAAGAAAAGACCAATTTTTATATGGGGACCTCCAGGCATTGGTAAGTCTGAGATTGTTCATCAGATTGGTTCTGAGATCAAAAAATCACTAGTAATAGATATTAGACTATCACTTTGGGAACCTACAGACATTAAAGGTATACCATATTTTGATAGTAATTCAAATACAATGGTATGGGCACCTCCGGCAGAATTGCCAGATGCCGCAACTGCCAAAAAGTATGATACAGTTATTGTATTCATGGATGAGTTAAATTCGGCTCCTCCAGCGGTACAGGCGGCGGCTTATCAGCTTATTCTTAATAGACGTGTTGGTACTTATAAATTACCTGAAAACGTTGTAATTGTTGCCGCAGGTAACAGAGAAGCTGACAAAGGCGTAACTTATAGAATGCCTGCTCCGTTGGCAAACAGATTTGTACACTTAGAACTATCAGTAAATTTTGATGATTGGTTCCAGTGGGCAGTAACTAATGACATCCACGAAGATGTTGTAGGTTATTTGACATTTGCAAAGAAAGACTTGTATGACTTTGATCCTAAAAGTCCAAGTAGATCTTTTGCAACACCTCGTTCTTGGTCATTCGTTTCCGAGTTACTCGAAGACGATGATGACGAGAATACCACTACCGACTTGGTAAGTGGTGCAGTCGGCGAAGGACTTGCCGTAAAGTTCATGGCGCATCGTAAGGTTGCTTCAAAACTTCCTGATCCAATTGACATTTTAAATGGCAAGGTGAAGGAAATTGAGACCAAAGAAATCAGTGCCATGTATTCCTTAACGGTCTCTTTATGCTATGAACTTAAAGAAGCATGTGATAAAAACGATAAAAAGTTCGATACTAAGGTAAACAACTTTTTACGTTTTGCAATGGATAATTTTGACACTGAATTGGTAGTTATGGGTATTAAGTTAGCCCTCACACAATACTCTTTACCAATTGACCCAGATGAGGTTGAGTGTTTTGATGAGTTCCATAATCGCTTTGGTAAGTATATCCAAGCCGCACAGAGTGCCTAAAAGGTACAGTATATTGGGTGGGGCAACGGCTTTTGCTGGTAAGTCCCCACCCAATATTTTACCAAAAACACTTGACATTTCATGTTAAATATAGTATTATATAAACATAATAAGGCACTGACTAGGAGGCAACAATGACTATAGACACTAAAGGATTTCAACCTAAAAAACTTACAGACAAAGAGCTGGAAGAAATGCGGGTTGATGTACAGGATAGAATCATTGTAGCTAGAGTAGGTTTACTACTAAGACATCCATTTTTCGGCAACATGGCAACTAGAATGAAAGTAAACCATTGCGACGATTGGTGTCCTACAGCCGCTACTGATGGCAGAAACTTATATTATAATACACAATTTTTTAATGCTCTTTCTAATAAAGAAATAGAATTTGTTATTGCACATGAAATACTTCATTGTGTATTTGATCATATTATTAGACGTGACGACAGAGATCCACAGATTTACAATATTGCTTGTGATTATATTGTTAATAATACTCTTGTAAGAGACAAGATTGGTGAAGCAGTAAAAATGATTCCTATCTTCCAAGACTGGAAATATGACGGTTGGTCATCAGAAGAAGTATATGACGATATTCATAAAAAATATGATAAAGAAGAATTAGAAAGATTAGGTGAATTACTTGATGAGCATGTTGATTGGGAAAAGCCACAATCTGGAAAAGGTAAAGAAGCAAAAGGCAAAGGTGGTAAAGGACAAAGACCTACATACACTAAAGATCAACTTAAAAAGATTAGAGATGAAATAAAAGAGAACATGATTTCTGCGGCACAGGCCGCTGGTGCAGGCAATGTTCCTGGTGAAGTAGAAAGAATGATCAAAGAACTTACTGAGCCAAAAATGAATTGGCGTGAAATATTACGACAACAGATACAGGCAACTATTAGAAATGATTACACATTTAGTAGACCAAGTAGAAAAGGTTGGCACACTGGTGTGATTCTTCCTGGTATGAACTTTGATCAGCAGATTGATTGTGCTGTCGGTATTGATATGAGTGGTTCAATTGGTAATGAACAAGCTAAAGTATTCTTAACAGAAGTGAAAGGCATCATGGATGAATTCAAAGAATACAACTTGAAGATTTGGTGTTTCGATACTAAGGTATATAACGAACAAGACTTTAGTTCCACAGATGGAGAAGATATTACTTCTTATGTACCAATGGGAGGCGGTGGAACAGAATTTGACTGTAACTGGGATTACATGAAAGAAAATGATATACAGCCTAAAAAGTTTATCATGTTTACAGATGGATATCCTTGGAGCAGTTGGGGTGACGAAAACTACTGTGATACAGTTTTTGTAATACATGGCAATCATGATAGATCTTTAATGGCTCCTTTTGGTACTACTTGCCATTATGAGGATGCCGCTTAATAATATGATTGCTACCAAGAAGAAAATCAGTCCTGCAGAATTTTTTGAGATAAGAAAGCTGAAATTTCAGGCTCCTCATCTTGCAACTATTGACTTACATCACACATATAATATAGAAAAGGCACTTGAAAAATGGATAGATAAACACCTTAAAAAGAGGTATTTTTTAGGCAAATCAGTAGGCATAACAAAACAGAACAAGATAGAACAGATATTGAGAGTGGGTTTTGAGGATCCAAAAGAGCTTTCATATTTCGTTTTAGCCTGTCCACTTTTAAAATACAAGTAAATATAAAGTGCATATATAATAACATAAGGAGTGTAAAATATGTCCGAAGAAACTAAACAACCAGAAGCTCAACCACAAGCTACTCCACCACAAGGTGAACAGAAAGCAGTTGAGTTAACTGTACAAGATCTTGGAGTAATTAGATCTGTAATCGATGTTGCTTCTCAAAGGGGAGCATTCAAAGCCAACGAAATGGAAGCAGTTGGTAAAACATACAATAAATTAGACTCTTTCCTTCAGCAGGTTCAAAAGGCAGAAGAAGAAGCAAAGAAAGCCAAAGAAGGTGCAGAAGAGACTAAAGGAGAAAAATAATGGCTGAGACCAAACACGTAGGAAGACTCAAAGCAAATCAACGTAGAGTTGTAGTTGCATATAGAGTAATTCCTGGTGAGGAAACACCTACAAACTCATTGGTAATTGATACTGCATCTTTGACAGATGCTGATCATGATACCTTAATTAAAACAGTAGAAGGTCCTGCAGGACAAGAAGCATTTGAATTTGCTGAAGTCATGGCAAGAACAACTTTATCAGATGGTTCAAACATGTTAGCAAATTTCCATTCAAACGGAAAACTAACTAAAGTTCCAATGGATCAGGTAGAAATGTTACCTAACCCAAATTATACAATTGGTTTAGATGAGCTGAACAAAGTGATAGCTGAACAAAGAGGTACAGATATTGCAGGATTGGCTATGAAAGATCCTAATGAACTACCAGAAGGATCTACACTTACAGAAGCTGGAACAGTAAATGAGATGCCAGCAACGACTAAAGTACAGGCAGAAGCACAGGCGGCTAATATACAAGCACCAAACAATGCGGCTATTACAGATGAGCAATTAGCGGCAAGTTATAGATCCCAAGCGGATAGCATGTTCAAAGAAGCAAAACGTTTAAGAGAACAAGCAGAAGAACTGGTGCCTACTAAGAAAAGCAAAGCCAGTGCCAAAACGGCTTCCTGATGATGTAATCAGATATTGGCCAGAAGTTTTTGAAGAAATTGATGTCCATACACTACCCTTGGAATATCTCACCTCTATAAAGGTGGCATTTAGAAAGGGTAATATATGGGAAATAGATTGTAATGCAAAAAAACAGACTGGTGTTAATCTAGAAAAGTCTATATCGGACTTATTTAATACATATCAAAAGGAAATAACCCATGTTGATTTCAGGCTTAATACTGCTAAATTAAAGCGGGATGTAGAAAAAAAGACACGAGCATTTCTTAAAAACCCAACGAAAAAGAAGAAGAAGTAATCCATGTTTCGTGATAAATATATATAACAAAGAATTAGGAGCATTAGATGGGCACTCTAAAATTAAAACGTGGTACAACGTCACAAAGACAAGGATTTACACCTGCACTAGCAGAGCTAGTATATGATTCAGATACTAAAGAAGTATACGTAGGTGATGGTACTACACAAGGCGGTATTGCTGTTTCCGTATCCACACAGAACCTAGAGAACTTAGGTAATGTTCAATCAGTTACTCCATTAAAAGATCAGATATTAGTATATAATGGTTCCAATTGGGCCGCTACAAATAATCCAGCATTAGACTTAAGAGGTAATATATATGCAGACGACTCTACTCTTTTAGTTGATGCTATTAACGGCAAAATAGTAGGACCAGTACAAACTTCATCTGTGACTGCAACAACACTTACTGGAACACTTACAGGTGATACTATAGGTTCACATACAGGTTCAGTAGTCGGAAATGTTGTTGGAACTTTGACAGGTGACTTGTTAGGTAGTGTATTTGCTGATGATTCAACTGCAATGGTTGATGCACAAAATAAAACTTTTCTAGGTACCCTAATTGGTGCTGTAAATGGTCAAGTAACAGGTGATTTAACTGGTAGCGTTTTTGCTGATGATAGCACACTAATTATTGATGCTGTAAGTGGCAAAGTAGATATAAATGGCGGCACTATTGATGCTACGCCTATTGGAGGGAACGCACCGGCTCCAGGCGCTTTTACTACAATTAGTACAACTGGTACAGCTACACTAAGTACTATTGCAAATACAGCCACTTTAAATATCAATGCTACTACTGGTATTCGTGTTAACGAAACTAGTTCTACCCATCAAAGGATTGATTTATTTTCCCCAGCGGCTACAGGTTTTGGAACTGGTTTTCTAGCTCTTAACAACAACCATAATAATCAATATACCAACGATTTACTATTCACACGTACACGTGGTACTCCAGCATCACCAACAGCCGCACAAGCAAATGACAAAATAGGTGGCATGACTGCACAAGTATGGGACGGATCTGCCTACCAAGCAGGTGCACTTGTTGGTTTTACAACAAAAAGTATTAGCTCAGGCAATGTAGGAGCTAACTTTACTATTTCTACACGTAATGGTGCTATTGGTACATTAACAACAAAATTTGAAGTAGCTGAAACTGGTACAGTCAAAATGGATACAATAGAAAGTTTGA